AATGCGTCGAAGCTCCTGACGGCTCTGTTGTCGTCCGTGCCGGACGATCCGGCGACGACGGTGATCGCAGCCTCGACGGCGAACGGAGTCGGCGGGACCTTCTATGAAATCTGCCACAAGGCCCGCGATAAGACGCGCGAGAGCGAATGGGTGTTTCTGTTCTTCGCCTGGTGGGAAGAACCAAGTTACCGGCGACCGCTGGAGGTCGCGCCGGACGTCTTCCAGCGATCACTTTCGCGAAATCATCCGGTGTACGGGGACGAACTCACGGAGCGGGGTCGCTACAACCTCGATCTCGAACAACTGAACTGGCGGCGTTGGACCATCGCCAACAAATGCGAGTGGAATCTCGACAAGTTCCGCCAGGAGTATCCGGGCAATCCTGAAGAAGCGTTCATCGCCAGCGGTCGCCCGCGGTTCCCGCACGCCTCTCTCAACCGGATGCCAGTGATCGAGGACGCGGTAACGGGCGAACTCGAGATGGACACTGTCGGGACCCGCCGGCGAGTACTTTTCCAGGCCAGCGAGGATGGCAGGGGAACGCTCACCATCTATCGCAAACCCGTCACCCACGGCGAGTACGCGATGGGCGGAGACCCGAGCGAGGGTCGCGACGTGAAGAGCGGCGAACCGGGCAACCAAGACCCGGATTTCAGCGTCGCGAACGTTTTCGACATCAACACCGGCGAACAGGTGGCGCACTACCGCGCCAGAACGCAGCCGGCGGCGTTCGGCGAGGTGATGTACGCGCTCGGGTGGTACTACAACTGGGCTTATTTAGTCCCAGAGGCGAAGGGGGCCGGCCTCGGCACGATCGAGAAGCTACTCGAAATGCAGTATCCGCTAGAACGTTTGCACCGCCGGCGGACGGACGCCGACCGCGCGGGCTCGACGTTGCTACAGGACTACGGTTTCGAGACCACCACCGTCAACCGGCCGCAACTGGTCAGCGCGCTGGACGACGCGCTCCGGGACCGGTCGATCATTCTGCGCGACGCGAACACGGTCCAGGAGTGCCGCACGTTTGTGACCAAACCGAACGGCAAGGCCGAACACGCCGCTGAGTGCCACGACGACGAGGTCCTGTCGCTCGGTCTGGCCGTCGTGGGGATTCGCTTCTATCCGCGCACGAAAAAACCCGCCACCGTACAAGACCGACCCACTGTGACAATGTACGGAAGGCGGCGATACACGGAGGAGGACTGAGTGGCGACACGGAGGCGGGAACCGGCTGGACTCGCGTTAGCCAAATCGCTGGCGAGTTGTACGTCATGTCACGGTCTGGGACGCAGCGAAAAACGGGGCGTCACGTGCCGTTGCGTTTACCGCAACATCTCCTCGGAGTGCTTGGAACGGTACCTGAACCTGGTTGAGGGCGAAGCCGAGGGGCGCGACTGTTTCATGGAGATTTCGCAGCACGGGCACTTGATGGCAACCATGAAGGCGAGTGAGTACATCGCCGACTTCGACATGGCGGCGCGGCGGGCATTGGATGAAACCGAGAAGAAGGTCCTCGAGTTGTACTTCCTTAAAGACTTGATCTGGAGACAATGCGCGCTGCGGCTGCAAATCGACCGAGGCGCGTTCTTTCACGCGGTCTACCGAACCATGGAGCGCCTCGGGCGCGAGCTGGCGCTCGCCGAAATCTGGCCGCTCGACGCCTACTTCGGCGCGCGGCGCGTAAAGATGCGGATGGGGGCCGGGGGAGCGGGCGCGCCCGAAGTCCCGAATTTCCGCCGCTCGGCGCTGGCGGCGGCCTGATCGTATGAAACTCAAGCTCCCAACCAACTACCGCCAGGTGATCGACGAGTTCGGTTGCCTCCAGGAGAAGATCGAGAGCGCCGCCGTCAGGATGAAGCCGGTGCGCGACCGCGAGAAAGAATTGCGCGAGCGGATCCTCGGCTGGGCGGAGAACCTGCCGGACGACCAGAGTTGTTCGGTCGAGGGCGGGCACTACGCCGTCGCGGTGAGCGAACGGCGGATCGAGCGAACGATCAAGTCGATGCGGGGCGTCTTAGCGGCGCTCGGGGAAACGACGTTCCTGAAGTCCTGCTCGTTTCCGTTCAAAGCGCTCAAGGAACACCTGCTCCCCGATGAGATGGCCAGGCTGCTGACGGAGTCACCGACCGGCCCGCGCGAGGTGACCGCGACCCCGCGAGTAGTGCTTATGAAGCGGAAGGCGGCCTAGTGCAGCTCGATCTCTCCAGAAACGAACTAGGCCGACTTGGCCGGCGCATCCAGGAAGACTACGACGCCGCGATCGGCGACCACGAGCGCCGGATGGAGCGGTTCCGTAGTTACTACCAGCGTTGGCGCAACCGGGTGGATACGCCGGCGCGCGGAGAAGAACACGAACCGAACTTCTCGGTTCCCCTGGTCCAGTGGAACGTCGCCCAGAAGTGGGCCGACGACATGAGCAAACTGCTCGGCGCCGACGCCGAGATCGTGGCGAAACCCGTCGGGCCCGCCGACCAGAAGCTCGCGGCGAAGGTCGGCCGATACGAGACCTGGCGAGTGTTCCAATCGATGCGCCTGGTCAATTCCTTCGCCACCTTCTGTTTCCGGAAGACGCTCTTCGGCCGATCCCACGCCTACGCACCTTGGGTACGTCAGACGTTTCCGGTTCGAGATCCGCGCACGCGCGCGGTGACCGAGAAACTCGCATACGAAGGGCCCGGCTTCTTTCCCCTGTGGCCTGACGATTTGATCGTTCCGGCGGAGGACGCGGTCAGCATTCACGACTTCAGTTACTGTATCCGGCGCTACCGGGTGCGGGTCGACGACCTGGTGAAAGGCGAAAAGCAAGGCCTCTATCAAGGGATCTCCGAGCGTTACGAGAAACTCGTCGAGGCCGCGCGAAACACCGAAAAGCGCGAAGCGGAGGGCGAAGAGGTCAAACGGGAGAAGGACGAAGCCGAAGGCGTGGTTTTCGAGGGTGGCCTCTCCCCCCGCGGCGAACTGACCGTCCTGGACTGGTACGGCTGGTGGCGCAAACTGAAGGGGCGGCGCGACGCGCGCGAAGAGAACCTCCGCGATCGCGAGCGCTACGAGAGCGAACTGGTCGGCAGCTACATCCCCGACCTCGACCTCGTCATCGGGGCCCAGGATCTGCTCGATCTTTACCCGACGAAGCGCCTACGACGCCCGATCGTCGAAACATCCCTGCTGAAGGACGGGAGCTACTGGTCCCCTGGTTTCGGCGAGATTCTCGAGTCCATCGAAGACGAAAGCACCGTCAACCACCGCCTTTTCACTAAAGCTGGGATGCTCGCGGTCGGGCCACTGATCTTTTACAAACCCTCGGCTGGCTTCGATCCGGGGACGTTCTTCGTCGCGCCGGGAATGGCCGTTCCGACCGAAGATCCAGCCAGCGTCAACGTGGTGCGGATGACGGCGGACCTTCAGTATCCGATCCTCCAGGGCCAGGCCCTCAATCGCTACGCGGAGCGAACGACGGGCCTGACCGACATGTCCGGCGGGCGCGCAAGCGACCAGCCGAATCAGCCTCGGACAGCGAGAGGAACCCTCGCGCTCCTCGAGCAGGGAAACATCAGGGCGAACCTCGACACGCTCGTCTTGCGCGAAGACATGAGCGAGGTGGTGCGCCATTTCTGGACCCTGGAACAGCAGTTTCCGGGGACCGAGAAGACGTTCTTCCGGGTCACCGAGGAAGAGGCGAAGGGGCTGTTCCCAACCTCGAAGGGCGGCGCCGAGATGAAGCCGGAGGAGATGCTCGGCGACTACGACTTCGATCTGAAGTTCGCCACGTCGGCGTGGTCGAGGGAGGCCGAGAAGGATCGCGCCATTCAAGTTTTCGGGCTCGACCTGCAAAATCCCCTGATTCTGAACAATCCCCGTGCTTTGTGGGTTGCAACCAACCGCCTGCACAAGGCGCTTGGCGACGACAACCTCGGGGACATCCTGCCCGAGCCGGCGGACTTGGCGCGGCCGCGCACTCCGATCGAGGAATGGAACCTGGCCTTGCAAGGCGAGGATCTTCTCGTCCATCCGGACGATCACGACGAGTTGCACGAACGCGAGCACCTGGGGCAGATTCAACGCGAGCGGGAGGACCCGGAACGCGCCGACTTGCAGGCGATTCGGGCGATGATCGAACACACCAAGGACCACCGTAAGCAGGCGAGCGAGAAACTGCTGCGCCAGGCGCTGGTCCAAGAGACGGTGAAGATGTTCGCCGGCAACCTGGCCAGCGGGCAGGGTCTGCAACCGCCGGGCCAGCCGACCGGCGTCAACCAGTTGCAGGCGTTACTCGGGGAACTCGCGGGACCGGGAGGGGGCGCGCCGGCGCCGCCGGGGCCAGGGGTCCCTGCAGCCGGTCAAGGGGAAACGCCGCCGCCGGTCACGTGAGGAGTCACGATGCCCTGGAAACCAAAGGACGCCCCGCACAAGACGAAGAAGGCCTCGACGCCAAAGAAGAAGGAACTTTGGAGTGAGATCGCTAACAGGTTGCTCAAGGGTGGCGCGAGTGACGAGAGCGCCATCCGCCAAGCGAACGCGGTCGTCGGCGGGACGGCGAAGCATAAGCGGTGAGGAACTACAGCCACGACGACCTCGACGAACTGGAAATGACCCTCCAGAGTCCGGGTTACCGTCTGATTCGAGAACGTCTTGCGCTCGTGATCGCGGCGAAGTTGCGCGAGCTGGTTCGGCCTCTGGCGATGGACAAAACCGCGCAACTGCGCGGAGAAATCGACGGTCTCGAGGGCGCGATCGCCACGGCGCACCTCCTACGGCGCGAGATCAGGGAGAAGTTGAAAAAAGCGCCTCCGGCCAAGGACGAATGAACCTGGTCTTCGCAGTCCGTTGCCATTACTGCTCGAAGGCCCGTCCGCCCAGCGAGGTAATGGCGATCGGCACCGGCGGCGCCATCATGTGCTGGCACTGCCTGGAATGGCACGAGAGGGCCAAGGCGCTGTTCGCCGGACACCCTCCGCCGGGTTGCCAGGTGTGCGGGGTGAGCTTTGCGGCGTTGTGCGAACGGCAACCTGACGGCGATATCCGTATGTACATCCACGCGAAGGACCGGGTCTACCAGGTCCTGTGCCCGGCGTGCAGCGATATTTACATTCGGAAGCGCGTTGACCTCTACGGGGCCACCGCTTTCGGGCACTCCCGGAAACTGGCCGGCTAGACCGGCCGTGGCGAGAGAGACTGAATGGACAACGAAGTACAAACACAGGTCGCAGTTCCCGATCCGAGCCTGACGCCATCCGAGGTCGTTGCCGACCCGGAAACGGGAGACAAGGGCGACAAGACCACCGACAAAGGCGAAACCGCCGAACTGCGGAAACAGGTCGCGGACCAAAAAAAGCGACTCGACGAACTGGCGGCCAGCGAACGCTACTGGGCGGACAAGGCCAAGGGCGGGGCGGATGCCGGCGGCGATCCGGAAGATCCTGGAGAGGGGGCGGACGACGACGACGGGGGCGAGGCGCCGGAAACGCCAATTTCACCCGACGACTTTCTCGACGAACTGAGTAAGACCGGGCCGGCCGCCATCGAGAAGGCGCTCGGCAAACGCGGTTTCGTTCGGAAAGAGGACGTCGTCAAACTGGCGACCGAGATCGCGAACAACGTGGTCGCGCGCGAACGCGGCAAGATCACTAGCGATGCGAGACTGGTCAGCGAGTACCCGGAGTTGCGCGATGAAAAGTCGGAACTCTTCATTGAAACCGGCAAGGTCTACCGGGAGCTCGTCGCGGCGGATCCGAAACTCCACAAGTCGCCGGCGACGTTGCTCCTGGCGGCGAAGTACGCCAAACAGGAGTTGAAGTTGCGCGATATGCGACCCAAGGCCAGGGACGCCGATGAGCAACCGCCCGACTATCGGGAAACCGAGGACGACGATCGGACGAATCGGCTCAAGGGCCAAATGGGAACCACCGGACGCGGCCACGGGGCGCCAAGGGAAGACGACGATGAAATCGGCCCGCAGGCTCGCGCGGTGATTGAGGCGATGGGGCGATACGGCGTGGACGAGAAAGCCTTCCGTGCCCAACGCGCCAAGGAGCGGAGGCGATAATGCCCGCAAAACCAGCCAAGAAGATCATGGTTCAGGGAACTGGACCGTCTCGCCTGAATCGCGATCCGCGCGCATCGAACGATCCTTACGCGGTTCTCGCGGGGTTGCACGTCAACGGCAAGCCTGTCGAGGACATGACGTTCGCACAGGTGACGAAACTGAGGTACTACGACACCGACGAAGCGATCGAGAAACGCAACGTGGGCAAGACCGGGCACGGGATCAAGGTCGGATCCGGCGGGCGGGCGCGGGTGACGGCAACCGATCCAGCCAAAGCCATCGAAGAGCGCCGGGACTTTCGTAGCGAGCAGTCGGTGGAGATATTCGACGCTCCCGACCCCATGCGAGAGATCGCCGACGCCCACGTCGGGCCGGGGATGTCCCCGAAGTTTCTCTCGCCAGCGCGCGTCGCGCGCAGCGGCGCCCGCGGGTTCGAGATAGTCAACGACAAGCACGGCGATCCGGTAAAACTCGGCGAGATGGTTCTCGCCCAGATGCCGGTCGAGCGAGTAAAAGCGCGCAATCGTACCTTTCAACGTAAAGGCCAGGCGCGCGTGCAAGAGATTCGCGAACGATTTGAAGAGGGGCAACAGCGCATCAACCGTGACGCCCGCGCAGGGCGCCCGTCCGCGCTGGCCGAAGACGAAATTCCCGGCTTCGGCGATGGTCTCCACTCCGACGGGGAAGACTGAAAACTAAGGAGTGGCTATGGCCAATAGAGACAACCCGCATGGGCTGGCGCCCTTGCTACGTACCCTCGGTGGTGGACCTCCCAGCGTGCAGCAGTACGTGAAGGATGCTGCGGAGAATGCCATCATCTGTATCAACGACCTCGTCGGGATGGCGACCGATGGGGGCCTGATCCTGGCCGCGAATCCGGGCAACGTCTTCTACATCGGCGTCGCCCTGAATCACGCCCTGGCGTACACCCTTTCAACCCACCTGGTGGTCGATTCTCCGGACGCCGTTTTCGAGGCGCAGGACAACGCCGTCAGTGCGGGAGTGGTAGCCGCCGACATCGGCGCGGCCGCCAACATCGAGGTCAACGCCGGCAGCACGAAGAGTCTGGTCTCGGGACACGAGATCAACGAAACCGGCATTCACGCGACGAGCATCCTCGACGTGAAACTGCTCCGGCTGATGAACACGCCGGATAACGCTTTCGGTCCGCACGCCCGGATCGAAGTGCGCATCTCGCGCCACATGCTGGCGCCTGGCGTGGTGGGGATCTAAGCGTCCCAACCGGACGGAAATCTGATCTGAGGAGAAAACCATGTTAGTCACACGACAAGCGTTCAAGGATTTCTACTTGGTTACGATGCTCCCCGCCCTGGAACTGGTGATTTGGAACCGGTACAAGCGGTTCCCCCAGCAGTGGACGAGGATCTTCGCCCAGGAATCGACCAAGCGAGGCATCTTCCAGAGCTCGCAGGTCACCGGAGTCGGCCTCATGCGCGGCATCACCGAAGGCGCGCCGGTCGGCTACGACAAACCCCTTCAGGGGTTCAACAAGACGTTCATCCCGGTTCGCTTCGGGCTCGGCATCCAGTGCACGGTCGACGTGATGGAAGACGACTCGAAGCTGGGCATCGAAGCCAAGAAATCGGTGATGCTCGCGAACTCCTGCAAGGAAACCATGGAGGTCATGTTCGCCTCCGCGATCAACAACGGCTTCGATCCCGCCTTCCCCGGTCCCGACGGCGCCGCTCTGTTCTCGGCCTCGCATCCGTTGGTCAAGGCGGGAGGGTTCCAGAACAACCTGCTCCCGGTCGCCGCGGATCTCGACCAGACGAGTTTGCAACTCGCTCTCACCGACTACGAGACGATGCTCAACGCCGAGGGCGCGCGCATGTCGCTGCCGCTTCCGCGCCTGGTTGTCACTCCGGCTAACCGTTGGAGCGCGGCCGAGATCATCGAATCCAAAATGCGGTCGAACACCGCGAACAACGCAATCAATCCGCTACAGTTCGCCAACGGCGGGCTGCCGGACTGGTTCGTCTGGAACTACCTGACCGACCCGGACGCCTGGTTCCTCTGCGCATCGCCCGAGGACACCGGCCTTCTGGTGGTCTTCCAGCGGAAACCGTATACCCGGTACTGGGTCGACGACGAGACCGAGACCGGGGTGCAGGCGATGAGGTTCAAGGCGGACTACGGGGTCGCCGATTTCTACGGCACCTACGGGACGCCGGGGGCCTGACACCGGCCTGGCGGAGTAAAGGGGCCGCCGACCGGCGGCCCTATCCTTCGCAGGAAAGGAAACCACCATGGGAGTCAGCAATTTCGACGTACTACAAGCAAACGCCTACATTGGCGCGAATTTCGACACGCAAGGGAACCGCATTTTCGTGCGGCCATATCTGGGGACGGGACAAGGCGACTCGCCCAAATCGGCTTTGAAGACGCTAGCGGGTGCGCTGGCGAAATGCACGGCCAACCGAAACGACGTGGTGAGCATGCTGGCGGATCACAGCACGATGGATTACACCACGGATCTGCAGAGCGCGACGTTGGACTGGAACCTGAGTGGCACGCACCTGATCGGGTCGCCCCCAGGCAGCATTTTTGGTTCGCGGTGCCGGATCGCCTTCACCGATGCCTACGACGCGGCCAGCAACTTGTTCACGTTGAGTGGCCACGGCTGCATTCTTCGGAACCTGCTGCTGTTCGCCGGAGTTGCCGGGACCCTACCGACAGGGTGCATGAAGGTCACGGGGAACCGGAACCTGGTCGAGAACTGCCAGATCAGTGGAATCGGCCACGACAACAACGACATCGCCAACGCCTACTCGCTGTACTTGAGCGGCAGCGAGAACACATTCCGCCACTGCGTGATCGGGTTGGATACGATCAGCCGTGGGACGGGCGACAACGCGGAGTTGGTGTTCGCCGGCGGAGCTACGCGGAACCTGTTCGAAGACTGCATCTTCCTCACATTTGCCGCGGCGAACACGCATCAGTTTGTGAAGCGGGCGGTCTCGGCCACGGACCGATCGAACATCTTCAAGCGGTGCCAGTTCATCAACTTCGACTGGACCGCCGGTGGCGGCGTGACAATGCTGGAGGTATTCGATGTGACGGCCAGCGGCTCGCCGGCCGGCTTCATCGACCTCTTCGGCTGCTCCTTCGCCGGCGCGGCGGCTTGGGAGGCCTCTACTGGGGCGTCTGGGATCGTTCGGGCGGACAACGTTTCCGCGGCGGCGGGAAGTGCCACTACCGGTGGGCGTGCATTAGCTGTGACCGGGGCATAGTAGAACCCGGAACTCGGCGCAACTGGCGGCCGACGCGGGTCGGCCGCCCTGGACTTGAGGAGTAAACCGTCATGCGCGTGATACCGCACAGATTCAAGCTCCAACCCGCGGCAGTGAAGGGCGAGTCGTTTTCCTTCGCTCCGGTCGAGCAGCAACTTGGGGACTACCGCGAACTGGTCGTCACTCTCGAGATCACCGCGGCCGAGTGCGGCAATGAGGACGAAACCTACGACTTCTACATCGTCACCGAGAACCGCGCCGAGGCGCGCTGGGACCTCGTCCACTTCGCCCAGATCGTCTCCGACGAGGCCTATTCGCTCGTGGCGCGCATTCATAAGGATTTGTTGCCTCAGCAGGTCACGACCGCGGGTCCCGGCGCCGCCTACGTCGAGAGCGGCACCCTGGCAGTGGCCACCGGTCAGTTAAACGCCATCAAAAGCCTGGCCGCGGGCCGGGTGCGTCACGGTCCATGGGGCGACAAGATCGGTTACGAACTCGTCGTCGCCGGCGCAGTGGCGCCTTCGATCGCGTATTCGATTTCAGTCGAGGCGAGGTATTAAAGTGCAGGAAACCAAACAGCGATCGCGGTTCGTTCTCGAACCCGCCGTCACGCGCAAGGCGAACTACTCGCTCGCGCCCGTCAATCAGGGACTCAGCCGGTTCACCGAACTGACACTCACACTGAAAGTCACGGCAGCCGAGCGCGACAGCGGCAATGAGACCTACGACGTCTACATCACGACCGAGAACCGCGCCGGCGAGACCTGGGACCTGGTCCATTTCCCCCAGGTTGCGGCGACTGGCGCGAAGACGTTTGTCGCCCGGCTGCGGTCGGATCTCCTTGCACAACAGGTGACGACGGCAGTACCGGGCGTAGCCTCGAACGAATCGGCTACGCTGCGCACCGAGACCGGCGGCGCGAATCAGGGAACGAAGACGCTCGGCGCTGGGGTGGTGCGTCACGGTCCATGGGGCGACAAGATCGGGTACGAGCTCGTCGTGGCGGGGACGTTGGCGACGGGCATTGGGTACTCGATCCACGGAGAAGCGAGGTAGGGGGCCCGTGGGCCTGACCGACAATCTCGTTTCCTACTGGAAGCTCGACGAGGCTTCCGACGGGAGCGGCGCGGTCACTCGCGTCGACTCGAAGGCGTCCAACAACCTCACCGACAACAACACTACAGCGAGCGCGGCAGGTGTCA